ATTAAAGACGCGCTTCAAGGCGGCTTAAAAACTAATAATTACAGAATTATTTTAAATGTTCCGACAGAAGACAAATCTCAAATAAACGGCTCTTCAAACACAATTTTAAATATTTTATGTCAAAGCACTTCTTTTCCTGTTAGAAAAATCTCAACTAATTCTGTTTTCTTCAGAGGTAGAAAAGTTGTTTTAAGATCTTTAGAAGAGTTTGACGAAACATGGTCATGTACTTTTGTTGATGATTATAATTCGAATATTCGAAGATTGTTTGAAAACTGGTTGACAGGAACTGACTCACAGGAAAGACAGACAATCTGGACGAATTATCAAACAGATATGAAAGTTATTCAGTTAAGCCCTGAAGGTTTTCCTGTTTTTGGATATCTTTTGTCAAATGCGTTTGTTTCAAACATTTCAGGTGTTGATTTTTCCGACGAAAAAGCAGATGCAGTTAAGTTAACAATAACATTTTCATATTCAAAATGTTCAATTATTCCTCAATCTGAATTAATAGATTAAAAAATTTTAGATTTTCTATTATAAAGAATATATAAAAATATTTTTAAAAAAGTATAAATACATTTAAAAAAGGATTTAAAATGACAAATCGAATTTCCGAGATTAAAGCAAAGATTGGCGCTGGCGCAAGATCGAATAAATTCATGGTATATTTTTCATTTCCTCAAGGTTTAGATGTGTCTTCAACAGGGTTAGAAAATGATGCTGCTATTTTGTGTCATGCTTCTGCAATTCCTGGTAGAGCAGTCGGCTCAATTGAAGTTTGGAACCAGGGACGAAAATATATTTTGCCTGGCGATACAGAATTTGGCGGAACCTGGTCTTGCTCATTCTACAACACTGAAGAGCATAATTTAAGAAGAGCGTTTTTAGCCTGGCAGAAAGCTATTGACCACGCTCAAACCGGAACACATACCGGCAATCCGTCAGCTCTTCAAGTAACAATGAGAATAGCACAGCTTGACTCCGCTGAAAATGAGACAGTTACTTATGAACTTCACAATGTTTGGCCGTCAGATGTTTCTGAACTTTCTATGGAACAGTCAGGAACAAACGCGTTAGAAGATTATTCCGTAACATTTACCTACACTGATTGGGTAGTCGGCGACGACGAAGACAATGACCAGCCAGGTAAGTTTAACGGCGCAACATTAAATACTGTTTCTTTAAATAATTAAGATAAATAAGGATATAAAATGGGTTTAGTAAGCAGTTTAGATAAATTTTTAAATAAGATAAACCCCTTTACAAGATCCGAATTGAAATTAGTTTTAAAAGATTTAATTAAACAAAAACATAATATCAAAAAGGAAACAGATGTTGGAAAAATTTGTTTCTTTGATTATGCTCCAAAAGATAAAAAACATTTATGGGATAGAAAACCGTTAATTCTAGTTTTGGACCAGTCAAAAAATTATGTTTTAGGTTTAAATTTCCACTGGATAAGAACACAGAAACGAGTAGAATTAATTAAGTTTATTTTAAAATTAAATATTCAAAATGAAAAATTAAAAACACCTTTAACTTTTACGTACACACAGTTAAAACCATTTTTAAGCGCTCCCGAATTTAACAGATGTGTTCATGTGTATATTCGAAATCGAATGGGTTATGGTGTTTCTTTAAAATCAAGTTATTTATTAGAAGCAGCAAAATTAGATTTAGCAGTATTTTCAAAAGGATAAAAAATGGAAAAAGAACTTTTAAAGCAGGTTTTAAATAATAGAACCAGCGAATTTCAAAAACAATTTGCTTCAGAGCTTAAAGAAGCTTTAGAAAACCACCCTAAAATTTTAAAAGCCGCAAAGCTTTCAAAAATTTATGAAAAGATTAACTCTTTAAACGCTGAAATTAAAGATCTTTTAAGAGAAGCAAAATTAGTTGAAGCTGAAGGGTCAGATGCGTTTGACGATGATTCAGATTCTATCGGAATTGACCCAGAAAACGATAATGTAGAATATACCGAAGTAGATTCTATGACAAATCTTTTAGGTGTTGACGATCCTAACGCAATTCCTGATGTTACCCCTATTCCAGAGTCTGAATGGAATGATATTTTTAAAGAAGAATATAATCCTGAAGAAGACGAAACAAACATCACTGACGATGCCGAGCTCAAAGACGAAACAAACGGTTTAGGTGAAACAGATCCTCACGAAGTTCGTTTGGAAAAAGAGATCGGTACAGATTCAACAAATGATAATGTTGAGCAGGTAAAAGTTTTTGACGGAATTTAAGGAGATGCAAATGAGCTCTTTAATGTTTGATTCAGATACTCAAGGTTTGTCAGTTGTTAAAGAAGAGGAAATTAACGAAGCAACTGGTAAATCTGAGAAAAAATATAAAATCAGAGGTATTTTCTCTACTATAGGTGAGAAAAACCGTAATGGTAGAACTTATCCAAGACCTTTGTGGGAACGTAATGTCGCTGAATATCAGAATGAAATTAAGTCAGGTTCTATCAACACTTTGATGGAATACGAACACCCAGCAAGAACTGAAGTTGACCCTATGAAAGCAGTTTCAAAAATAACAAAATTATGGATTGAAGGCCAGTACGTTATGGGTGAAGCTGTTTTGCTAGACAATCCTCAAGCTAATCAGTTAAAATCTTTAGTTGATAATGATGTTAAAATTTCAGTATCTTCAAGAGGCGTAGGTTCTGTTAAAAACGGTATTGTTGAAAGCTTTAAGTTAATCACTTATGATGTTGTTCCTAATCCTTCAGATTATAACGCGACAATGAACGGTATGTG